GTCGGATCCATGTAGACTGAAAAGGAGTTGCGAATACGCCCGATCTTGATGTTCTGATCAAACGAATTAGGGCTTTCGTACTCGGTGAGCAACCGGATATAGCCTTCGCCATACGCCACTTGGTTTTCGCAAGCGGTGTCGTATGCTACGTCCGCGTCGGACATATACTCAATGTGACGCACCATGCCGTTGAAAATCTCAGCAACTTCCACGTCGGCCTTGTCGTCAGCGGGGATTACTTTTCCGCTAGGACGATTTTGACGTTGATCGTTGGTAACTTGGCGAACGTGTTGGGGTAGTTTGTTGATAGTAAGACAGGGGCGCGCATTGATGGTCTGACCTTGGACTGAACCGCGAGTAGCAAGAACGTCTGCGGGCCACTGGAATTGATTGTCCGGACTTGCTGCGTAGAATCGAAGGTCATCTAGTTCATCCTCACGGCTATCAGAATAGGCGGCAATTGCCATCGTCATACGATGCAGCGCGGTGTCTATGATGTCTTTGTCTTTCATACAAGTCCGATTACGTCCTTATCCTTCATCAGGATCAAGTCTTCATACTTGCGGTCAATTGTACCGCTGTACATGACGTGATCACCTACGGCGACCATTAAGGGCCGTTTTGAGTCTTTTTTGCCTGGGCCGACCGCTACCACCACTCCCGTTTGGGTATCTGTTTCGGGTAGGATTAGCAACCCGCTTTGCACAAACGGGTCAGGGCGTACCGCAATATTGTCGTTTAATGGTCTGATCATTTCTTCTTTGCAGTTTTGGCTGATTGTTTGAAATCTTTGGCGGTCGGCGCATTTTTGCTACCGACCTTGTTCATCTTCTCGCCCGAGCCTTCTTTAATGCGCTCGCGTTTTGCGTGAATATTTGCGTAGAGTCCTGGTTTAGTAGCCATGATTAACGTTCTCTAGATAAAAAATTGCCAGTTATAGGGTCATGCAAAAGAGGGTTTAACACAGTTGGGTGTAGCTTAGCGTGTTCAGTGTAGTGCATTACTCTTAAATTTTCTACACGATTGTCAGCATGAACGCCGTTAATATGATCAACTTGTTCGCCTTTTTCTAACGGTTTAATAAATGCGGCAGCAACAAGACGATGAACCAAAAACGATTTACAACGTTCGGTGCGTAAACCACCATTTCTAAAACGAACTTCAACATAAGGTTTGGTTCGTCCGTTATCTTTTTTAGGTGTTAATGCCATAATTATCTCAGGCACAGGAACTTGACACCCACTTTTACCACGGCGCATACGGGCAAGAGATTTAATTTGACCTAAAGTGCTTACTTGGTATCGACCCTCGTAACCTTTAATGTCAGCCCACATTTCAACATTTCCATCGACGCATTGATGCTTTAGCACGGCTACCTTCCTCAGATTTTTCTGCGATAGGTTTCATTCTAGCACAAAAGGACGCCTTGCGCCCTTTATCTGCTTCGGTCTTAGGATTGGGGGCGGGTGCTTTTAAGTTGCTGCCTGTAGCGGCGTTGTATTTCTCACGCCCTTTGGCAGTTAGCCCTGCGCCCTCTTTGACAGATAGCTTCTCGCCTCGCCCTACAGATAACGACACGGATTTCTTAGCCATCATGCACAATGAATAATTGCAAAGTTAAGGACAACGGCTTCAGCAAGTGCGCCTGCACTAATGTTACGCAAAGTAATGGTAGCCGAGCCTGCTGCCATGCTAGACACCCAGCAGTTGTACGCGCCGGACGTGCCATTGGTGACGTTCAGAATTAGTACGTCTTTAGCCGACAAAACGCTGTTGGTCAGCGTAAAAGTGACGTTGGTAACCGTGGCAAGTGATGCTGCGTCCATCGTAATCTGACCGGCTGACTTGTTAAGCGTCACACCGGTAGATTTGCTTGTAAGCTGAGTGACCGCACCTTGTGCCGGAGTTCCATAACCAATCTCTGTGTCTGCGTAAACAGTTGTACCTTCGATTGTGCTAGGTGTTGCTAAGCCAATAGGCGAATTGTCAACGGTACCGCCAGAGATAATTTGATCGCTATACGCGACACCGATTGCTTGTGAATTTGGCATTTCTAAGCTCCCATCCAAGAAGTTTGTAAACTATTAGTTGATTGACTACGGCGCTTTGGTTCTGCGTACTCTCGGTGCGCGACGGGAAATGCAAAAGTCACGCATATAGCATCTGCTGCATCAGGCGAGGCTAGGCCCCGCGCTTTCATATCCTTCTTAGACTCTAAAAAGATCGTACCTTTAGAGTCGGGCTTCATTATGGGTGATATTAAATCAGTTTTAAGCACTCTGTCACTAGGAATCGATGCAGTTTTCAACCATTGACGCATATCACCCCACATCTGAGCCCTTAAATTACCATACATGAGCGGATTTTTGGACTTATTTCCAAAATTTACGCCCCGAATCTTGTAGCGTTGCTCTTTCAATCGATCCACAACCCCACCGCCCACGCCGCCTTCGTCAATCACTACCAACGCTGGCTTATATTCCTCAATACACTCAATGACATGGCCCACAACGGTCATCGTATCGTCGCCCTTGAAGCGTTTAATGCCAATAATGTCACGCCCTTGGCGTATGGCAATCACGGTCGAGTCAGAACCAAAGCGTGCAGGGTCAACGCCCACGATAATGGGGGCGGACAGGTCTTTGAGCCGTGGGCGCCGCATGGCTTCGTCCACAATAGAGGATGATATGAACTGATCATCACCCGCAGAGGGGAAGTCACCGTAGACCTCAACCGCTGCTTGTGATGAATCCGCACCATATTCGTCAATGATCTGTTGGTAGACCGCTTTGTCCGTACCCTCGACCGTTCTTGCGTCCACAATCTTGGTATTCCAAAAGTCACGCTTAGAGTTGTGGCATTCGTAGAAGTAGCCGGTGTTGCGCCGAGGGTTAGAGAACGCCAACCAAAAGCGGTTAGGTGTGTTCTCAGTAAAGAAGCCAGCAGTCACCGCCCAAATAGCGTCGTCAATACCTGATGCCTCATCAAAGATCACCATCACACCGTCGGCATTGTGTATACCCGCGTAGCTATCAGGATTTTCAGCCGACCACAGTTTGCCTTCTAAACTCCAGTATCGGGTACCTTTTTTAAGGTCGCGTTCAACCAATTCAGCAATCCACTTGGCAGGCATAATGCGGGTGGCTGAAATTTCCCACCAATGACCGTTTAAGGACATGGACAGCCATTTAGTAATTTCAGCCCATGTGACCGATCGTAACTGCGACTCGCTGTTGGCTGACACAATAACCGACGCGCCAATGCGCGTTGACATCATCCAAAGCACTACCCAGCTAACCAACGCCGATTTGCCAATGCCTCGACCGGACGACACCGCCATGCGAAAAGTATCAAAGTCAATTTTGCCTTTGTTTTGCGCGATATGGTTAGCAAGGTCTTGCAACACTTCCCGTTGCCATTTGCGCGGGCCGGTAAAGTTCTCAAGGGGCGTACCTTTCTCACCCCATGGGAAACTCATTAATACAAAAGCCAAAGGATTATTAGCTATCTGAGGCGACCAAAGGCGGCTCATTAGAGCCATTTCTTCGGCGGCTGAGTAACGAGTGGTTTGCATCGCGTTCCTTTTGTGCAGATTCTATAGTATCAAAATACCCTAGCGATTGGCATTTTCCGTCAACCCACAGTCGTGCGTGCCATTTCTTAGCTGCTTTGTGCCAGGATACGCCTTTAGCGCCGGACGTATTATTCTTTAACATACCGGCATTGTGCATCTGCTCGGCGCGGGTGGCCACGCGCAAGTTAACCAATCGGTTGTCATTGCGGGTTTGGTTTATGTGGTCTAGTTCTTTAGCAAACGCGCCATGGGTATACAACCACGCCAGTTGATGCGATTTATATAACCGGCGATCAATGCGTATGACTATGTAGCCGTGCTTGTCGTGGCAGTTACAAATGCTGCCACGTCGTATTCTATTGCTAGTTGGGTTTAACCAAGTAAAGATGCCTGTGTCGGCGTCATACTGAAGTAGCTCTTTGAGCCGGTCTTGAGTTAATATCTTGGTAGTCATCGCCGTCCTTTTCACGGTTGTTGATAAGAAGCCGGTTATCGTTGACGCGATAATCGGCTTCGTCAATTGTAAGCCCATTTGCTACTCTTTGGTTGGCTTGCTCGAGTGCTGTGATGATGCTGATCTGTTGCGTGACATCGACTTGCACTTGCTGCTTGGCGACCCAATCATGTTTGTGTCGCAAGAACTCTAGCGCCATCTTGGCGTCGCCGCCCACGGCTGCGTCATACACGACTTGCGACATAGTGGCCTCGGCTTCGGCTCGACCCTGCATTGCCGCTAACTCGACAACTGGGTCTAGCTGGCAGAGTTTACGAAACTCCTCAGGCATCATGCCAGCGCGCAGCGCAAGTGCGTCATTAGACAAGCCTAACTTTGCGGCTTCGTAGACGCGCAACAAACGCGACTCGGTGGCGCGGACTTCGCGGGGTGTGAAGTGTAGAGATAACATTTTGCGATTGTAGGTCATGTAGGCAATTTATTATATAAAAAAATTTTGGTGGCATAACCTTCGCTAGCTAGGGCTCCTCGCAGGGCCCTCCCCCCCCTACCCCTATGCTGCACTGCAACATGCCGACAGGCCCCTAGCCGGTGGCCGTCGAGCTCGGCCGGCT